AAAGGGTACCGTTTATGTACAGTGCTAAAATTACAACTTTCGCTAAACAAACATGAGGATATAGGAACTCAAAATCGTCTACGTAAATCTAGTTGCAAAACCGTCTTTAACAATAAGCCTCCGCGCTGGTGCGGTCTGTTCAAATATTTATAGTCCTAGAACTCGGACAAACAGTGAAATCACTCCCACTGTTCCATGTATCGTGCCATTTGCTCATCGTAAGTTTTGAGTTGAGATTCTACAGTCGCAACTGCATTATTTCTTCTCGCAACCTCAAGCAATTGATCACGACGCATGTCATATTCTTCACGCCCATAGCCAAACCACTTATCCATAGCATCAACCATACCATTGATGGCTTGCTCATCAGGACGTAGTGCATTTGACAACAAATGTGCATGAAGCATTTTCTGAATAGAACCAAGCTCAATTCGACTCCGAATGTGTGAACACTCTTCGTCGAACCAAAAGAAGTTCTTCAGAAAAGAAGCATCATCAACACCAATAAAAGGAATAGATTCTGCTTCTTTGTCTGCCATAGTATATGTAATACCAACTTTGGCAAACTCTTGAGCTAGCGCAGTGTGATTAAACCAATCAAATCCCTTTTTGACTGACATAATATTATCATCACCATAGGTCATCAAAGCTACCACTGTTCGAAACAATGGTAAATTACGCTTCAAACCGACCCAATTGCGCTTCTCTCCAAGCGAATAGTAGCAATAACGAACATACAAACTATTCACTATGGAATTGATGACAACAGTCAATGGATGCCCTGATGGATTAGATCCAAACAGTTCAACCAACACACCATTGAAATCATAAATCGGGTTGCAAATTTCAGAGGCTATACCTCGCATGATCATAATATCATCCTCGTCATAATTGCCGCTTTTCTTGGCGATATTAATCAAAACCTTGAATGCAGCAAGCATAAACTTGGAAGACATACGACCATCAAATGAAGCATAATCTCCTGCAACAATCCGATCCTTTCCGAATTTGACAATATGATTGTACAAATCTTCCCATTCTGGTCCTTCAACATTAACACCAACAGCACACTCAAACAATTCCTTGTTATCCATCATCAATTTAGACAACGTCAAGAAATATTTGCGCACTAACATGGTGAATGCTAAATTACATCCAGCGAAGACACGTACTTTCGTTTTCGTCATTTTCGTAGGTTCATCTTTCAATGAACCTTTGAACACAGTATTGATTCTGTTTCCAGCAAGCAACTCACGTTCCATGCGAGCTACTTCCTCCCAATACTTGGGATCGACATCCCTAGCTACTGAGATACCTGGAACAACACGTCCAGAAACTTCAATAAACTGTGTTTTGGGTCCGCTTTCCGGAAACCCCAAAGATGATTTGAAGTTGATGGCATTCACGCCCTTCACACCATCCATACCAGCAATGAT